GCTTGATTATTGGTTATACAGCTGTTATTATATATTCATGATTATTAACGTACCTCTTTATAACGGCGACCTTATTCACTCACGTTTTGCTTATAAGCATTTCCGCTCTAAGACATTACCGATTGGTAATATCGTAGCTTTCAGAGCTCCGATGCAAGTGGAGGCTGAAGGTATGATTGACAGCGAAGATATTCTTAATGCAGATTATATCTACAGTGACGATGCGATTAACTTTTGTTGGGAGATCCCAAATCTTGATCCCTTCGGTGCTGTAGCGTTTCAGAGACTGTTTAATACACAGATTGCTAATATTTTGAGTAGTAAGTATCTTAATGCTCCTATCGAGGTAGATGGTGACGATTTAATCGTACATAAAGAACACACTCAGGGTGGCGTCACGCAGGTAAAAGGTAAGTGTAGCGTTAGTATCACCTATACTAAGAATCATGCAGCTCTTGGCCATACAGGTATTAATATCACAGCAGGTAAGAAGGCCCCGGCGTTTGCTTATTCAACAAACCTAAATGACGAGCAAGCAACTGCATTTATGAACGATATTATTAATTTATTTTATCCTATGGTGGATGATATTTTTATTGCTACAACCAAGGTTATTGGTTAATGACAATTTTCGATTTTATATCGAGTGCTCTTTTTACTAAGAAGAAAACTTGCTTAAACTCGGTTGATGAAGAAGGAGAGTTTTCACCGTATATGCTCAATAGGTGGTGTAGTATGCATTCTCCCGGTGTCGCAACTATCTGCAACGCACTGAACAAATACCTCGGTGTTTTCGAAAATAAAACTGATCTCTATAGTCTCTTTGTGGCGGTACTACCGAGGGTCCCGTCAAAACGTATTTCCTATATAAAAAAGAAGAAAGAAGAAAAAAAGGAAGAAGATGTTAATATAGAGCTACTTGCCAACAATCTTGAAATATCTAAAAAAGAAATAGCAGCATACATTGCATTTTCAGAGGAGCTATCTAATTAAACGTATATGGTAGCTGATATTGACATGCTTGGTCCCCTTCCGAAGAGTTTAATTGACTTTTCCTCACTTCCCAAAAATTCCTTTAATTCGGTATTTTACGGATATAACCTCAAGACGGTTCTTGATGATATCTTACTTTGCACTTTTGTCGACGAGACAGAGGACGGGTCAAGTATTATTAGAAATGGGCTACACGTGCCTATTAACACTGATACTAAGGCATGGAGAATCGGTGAAGTAATTCTCGCAGGACCAAACGTTAGATATGCAAAGAAAGGCGAGTACGTTTGCTTTCCGAATAACCTCGGGGTACCTGTTGCCAATATTGATATCGATGGATACGGGACCCTTAGGAAAGGTATCTTTTTAAATGAACAGCGTATCTTTGGTATTTGCTCACTAAGAGGAGATGATAATGAAAGCGTCGCTGCCAACCTTAAAAAGCCTACTACTAAGCAACGTCGTCGAAATTAAGTTCAATCGGCGACGCATAAAGCCTGGGTCAGCTCCGACTAGGCGAATGTTATGTACCAATTCCTTAAATCTACTTAATAGTACCGAAGGAAGACTTGCGCTTAATTACAGACGCGCAATTTATACACCTAAGTTTGACCCTAATATGAAAGATTTGATTATAACGTGGGATATTTTTATGCAAGATTATCGCTGCATTAATATGATAGCATGCGATTTAATACAGGTAATACCTGCTAATAAACTGTTTTGGAAATTTTTTAATGAAAAGCTAGCAGGTCTTTCTGCTCCGCAAAAAATAGCTTTTATGAACTCATGACATCTGTAGAAGAAATTGAACAACTAATAAAGCCTTACCTTCTCATGAAGGCAACGTTTACTATTGATAATAAACTAATTAAACAAGGTAAGATGCAACTTTTCTGTATTAAAGATTTTTTTTGCGTCTTTACTTTACTCGGAATAGAAAAGAATGAAAAGAAGGTAATATACGAGCTACCTTATCCATTTTCAATTAAAAACTTAACCGCTGATAGTCTCGAATTTGATTATACAGTAGACAGTTTTTGTTTATCAAATAGTAGGATAAAAGAACATACACAAGCTATCAAATTAAACAAGACGTCAAAATTTTTTAATAAAAAGATTATTGCTAATTTTCAAAAGTAACCTATACTAGAAATTGTGCCCGCTAGCTTCATTACACAATTTCCCGATAGTTTTACACCGAGTAAGTCACAGGTAAATTTAATTAATAAAATTGAACACGCCTTTAATAGCGATAAGAAATTTGTAATTTGCTGTGCACCTACGGGATCCGGTAAAAGCTTTATAGCAAAGACGTTGGCTAATACATGCAAGCTCCCAAGTGAGGGCTTTGAGCAATTGATACGTAGCTATGATGCGTATAAAATGGATTTTGACGGTAATTATTCCTATGAACGGGAATGTAAAGCGGAGTCATCTTTTGGTGCTTTTGCTCTTACGATAACAAAATCTCTTCAAGATCAATATCAAGATCTCTTTAAGGATACCGATGCGCTCAAAGGTAAGACGAACTATACGTGCGACGTTGATAAGAATTATGACGTTGAGTTAGCGCCTTGTACATTTGCACCAACATTACGCGACACGTGCTGGAGTGAGAATAGATGCCCGTATTATAATGCAAGGAATGAAGCCCTTCTATCACAATTTGCTGTTCTTAACTATAAGATGTTCCTATCACTTCCCTGTCACGTTAAGCGGAAGAACGTGTTGATATGCGACGAAGCTTCAGAGCTTGAGGATGAGCTTATACGTCAATTTTCAGCGGAAATTAATTACGAGAGACTTTCTAACTATCACATACCTTGCGAGGTATTAGTAACGGACAATCAGGACAGAGCATATAATTGGATTAACGTTCTTATTGAAAACGTATCTACCGAGATAAACGTATTTCTAGCGCGCGCTAATAAGAAACAAAACTTAATACCTCAATCAGAAAAAATTAAGTATCAATTCTTAAAAAATATTCACCGCTCTCTAACTATTATTAGTACACATTGGCATGAATGCGAATTTGTAATTGATATAGATTCAAAGCGGGTAATTCTCACACCTCTTCATGCTAGTACCCTTTCAAAATATATTTTTAATCACGGCGAGAAGATTGTTCTTATGTCAGCAACAATAATTGATCATAAGCACTTCGCTAAATCTCTCGGCATAAAGGACTATGAGTATATCGAAGTCGATAGTACCTTTGATCCAAAAAAATCGCCGATTTTTATTTCGTCAAAATACAAGCTCAATTACAAGACACTAGCTAATGCGCTTCCTGGTATATGTGAGCAGATTAAGCTTATCGTCGAACACCACAAAAACGATAAAGGAATCATACACACACATTCAAATGATATTACGAATTTTGTTAAAGAGCGATTAAGAAATAATAATAGATTGCTGTGCAGAGATACAAATGTAACCAATGAGGATATTCTCAAGCTGCATAGTGAAAGCGTAGACCCGACTATTCTCGTCTCTCCGTCTCTCGTATATGGTATAGATTTAAAGGATGATTTGGCGCGGTTTCAAATTATAGTAAAATTACCTTTTCTACCACTATCGTCGAAACGTATAAAGCGTTTATTTGAATCCGATAGTAATTGGTATGAGAATAAGATGCTCAATGCTGTTGTACAGGCTGCAGGTCGTGCAACGCGTAGTAAGGACGATTACTCGAGTACATATATTCTCGACGGCAACTTTATTAATGTTATTAAAAGAGTGCAATCGAAACTTCCTAAATATTTTATCGATCGTATCCATTGATAAATACTTTAAGTGAAGCAGCAGACATATCATTTTGAAATTAAAGATCTTGTAACGCAGTTTGTAACGGCGTTCGATGACATTATTATTAATCGATACGATAACAACCGCATCGTTCAGAATAAAGTGCAAGTGCGCTATGTTTATGCACCAAAGCAGCGTGTTCTTTATGATTTAGTAAATAAAGCGCAAAACATTACAATACCGGTAGTATCTATTAGTATTGCTAATGTTAGTAGGGATGAGAGCCGAGTTTTTAACAAAATAAACGGATACTATTTTTCATCCGGTACAAGCGATGTTACCAGTGGATCTACCTCTATTCACTATAATAGCCCGGTACCTGTTAATATTAATATTAACATGTCTATATTGACAAAGTATCAAACCGATATGGACCAAATAATATCAAACTTTGTCCCGTATAATAATCCTTATATTATACTCTCATGGAAGGTGCCAACGGATCTATCCCCTAATGGTTTCGCTATACCACAGGAAATTCGTAGCGAGGTATTATGGAGTGGAGATATAAATCTCACATATCCAACAGATATTGCAGCTACTGACAAATATAAAATTACCGGTGATACTTCTTTTACAATAAAAGGCTGGCTCTTCCCAGCACAACGTAACACTGTAGGTAACATTTTCTACATACAAGAAAATTTTCATAACTCTCGTCTTGTAAATTCTGTGAATGAGTTAACAAATTACCCTGAATTAACTGCTGGTACATATACCTATCCTCCAGAATCATTATTAGTTACAGATCTTGAAACTGTATCAGCGAACGCATTCCCTCAAGATACGACACCGATTACATATACAACTTCTAATGCATACGTAAAAACGTATTTATAATTGATAATCCGTTAAGTGCTTATTAAGTAATAGTGTTGTATTATGGTTGATTCTAATAGAGAAAGCACATTTGGGAGAGAGTTAATGAAGTATGTATCTTCTAAACTACCCTACCAGTCTTATGATGTCAATGACAAGATTCAAGCATTGAATCCAAAGTATGAAGTTTTCTATGGTAAAGGTACAGATAGAATAGGCGCACTCACCCGTCAATCTGTTTCATCATCAATAACGATGACGGATGACCAATACGCAAGTATTTTACAGAATAAAGATTATCATGACTTCATGTACGCTAATATACAACCCGACAAGGGTAAGCGTCTCATGGATTACCGTGTTATGGCAGCCTACTCTGAAGTTGCCGATGCGTTAGATGAAATTTGTGATGAGTTTATAAACAAAGATGATCAGGGAGAGATCGTTAAGCTTAACTTTGTTGACTCCGGTTTATCAGAAACACAAAAAGCAAAAATTAAAAAGGAATTTCGAAAGTATATTGGTCATTTTGACCTCGAGCATAAAGGGTGGGAATACGTTAGACAGATGTTAGTTGATGCAGAAATTTTCTGGGAACATATTATTCATAAAAAATATCCAAAAGAGGGTATTCTCGGTGTAGTACAAATTCCTGCTGATGTAATTGATCCGGTTTTTGAAAACGTTCAGAATATGCTCGTTAAGGGATATCTCTTACGCAAGCCAATTTACGATTCTAAGCATCCTGGTAAGATAGCTAAAACAGAATTAATTCCTCTCGATATTAATCAAGTAACATATATTAATTCCGGTATTTGGAATGAAAATAAAAATTTAAGATTACCCTTTATTGAAAACGCACGACGTGCCTACCGTCAATTAAGCTTAATTGAAGATGCAATCGTCATCTATCGCTTAGTACGCGCTCCAGAGCGTCTTGTCTTTAACGTAGATGTTGGTAATATGGCTCCGCCTAAGGCAGAAGCATATCTACGTAAGCTTATGACCAACTATTGGTCTAAGCGTACATATGATGCAGATCAAGCTGCGACAGTTCAGAAGTTTAATCCACAATCCATGCTTGATAGTTTTTGGTTTGCAAAAAGAGCAGGATCTGAAGGTACATCAGTAACTCAGCTTGCTGGTGGTGCTAATCTCGGCGAATTAACAGATTTAATGTACTTCGTAAAGAAGCTCTATAAATCACTCAAGGTACCGTCAACACGTCTCAATCCTGAAGACCCTTATAAGGATGGTGCTGACATCTTACGTGAAGAATTAAAATTTGCACGCTTTGTTATTCGTCAGCAACAGAGATTTGCTAGCGGGTTAAAAAACGGATTCGTTACACATCTTAAATTAAAGGGTATATATGAAGAGATGAGACTAAGAGATACTCATATAGATCTCGTCTTTAATGTACCAACGAATTTTTACGAGCTGCGCGAGCAACAAAAATTTCAACTCCGAGCTGAAAACTTTAATAGTATTACCACAAGTGATTTCATTTCTAAGACTTATGCGCAGAAAAAATATCTTGGATGGTCTGATTCCGAGGTTATGGCAAATCGTGAATTCTTACGTAAGGATAAAGAACTTATGTGGGAGTTGGCTCAAATTGAAAACACAGGACCTGATTGGCGCGAAGCAGGTTCTCTTGTTGGCGGAGCTGGAGGAGAGGCTGGTGGCGGTGGTGGTGGAGCAGCTCCAGCAGGTACACCCCCTGCCTTCGGTCCTGGTCCAACGGGTGGTGAGGAAGCACCGCCTGAAGCCGGTGCACCTGAAACTGCTGCAGGAGCAGCAGCGCCAGCCGCTGAGGCACCTCCTGCTTAATAAATACTTCCATGGATTGTTCTGCTGTAACACCGATCTCTGCTTTTCAAAGCACAAATTTGTCTAGTAAGATAGATTCTTATGGTCGTCTTGGAGACCGTATTACGCGCTCCCTTGGCGCGCCAATGATTAATATCGAGATACATCAAGATCAATTATTTGAGTTTATTTCGCAGGCATGTGAAATGTATACCAAGTATGCTGGTTATACGGAAGAGTATCTCGTATTTGATTCTAATCTTTATAAAGATGGTATCGGCATAAAGCTTGACGACCTCTTTAGCATTACTCCTTATTTTAAGCGGATAGATAAACCATCGTCAACTGTCTATGTTGCTACTTCTGCTATACCAGGCTCTGCCTTTAGTGCATCCACGCAGCTATCAGGTACATACGCTACCGGTATTTTTAAAAATCAAATATTAACTACGACTGATTATCTGAGTGTATTGAATTTCAACAGTCAATTAATAACTGATTTTATTCCATCGTCAAATAGTCAGGAGCAATACGTCAATAGCTTTGACTATGATGTCATGGAGTATAGAAAAGTTATTGACATCTTTAATTTTGAAGAAGGTAGTTCGAACGGTGTAAATACGCTATTTACTATTGAACAAACCCTCGCACAACAAACATACTTTAGTTACGCAATGGGTAACTATGGCTTTGATCTTATTAGTTGGTATACTTTAAAAAACTGGCTTGAAGTGAGAGAGAAGATGTTAGCTATCAGACGTCATTTTACTTTCGATCCGCGCACACAATTACTTGTGTTTTATCCGCCTCCAAGAACACCAGGGTCGGGGAGCAGGTTCTATGGTACCGTTGCTTGTTATGTTGAAAGACCTTTACGCGATATAATTAAAGAGCCTTGGGTATTTCAATATGCACTTGCTTTAAGTAAAATTGCTATTGGCAATGTAAGAGGCAAATACAACAACACAACTCTCTTCGGAGGTGGATCAATAAACTTTAACGATCTACTTACACAGGGCTTAGAAGAGAAAAAAGCGCTTGAAGAAAAACTCTATACCGGTGCTTCTGCAGGAATGGGCGATGCAATGCCTCCGATGTTCTTCGTAGGTTAATATGATACCACTCAACGGTAAAGGTAAATTTAAACAAGGTATCTTTAGACCTAAAAATAGAAACAAATATATAGGCAAGGAAGATCCTGTCTATCGATCGGGTTGGGAATTAAAATTCTTTAGATGGGCTGACGATAATTCTAATGTCGTTGAATGGGCGTCTGAAGCTATAATTATACCATACGTTAGTCCTTTAGATCGTAAGGTACATCGTTACTACACAGACGGTGTTGTAGCCATACGAGAAAATAATATTATCAAAAAATATATTATTGAAATAAAGCCTCGATCACAAACCGTTTTACCTGTAAAGGGTAGAAAACGTGCATCTACAATGGTTTACGAGACCGCACGTTATGCACAAAATCAAGCTAAATGGGAAGCTGCCAAAAAGTGGTGTGACAAACACGGCTACGATTTCCTAATTCTAACAGAAAAAGAGTTAGGTATAGATAAATAACTACTCAGACAATAAATATCTTTATGTCACTACGCTTACTAGTCGAAACACCGGCCTCTGAAGAGCAATTCGAATATATTCTTGAAGAGAAAAACTCAAAAGGACCTTCAGTAATGAAGATTCGCGGACCATATATGGCTTGCGAAGAGGTTAATAAGAATAAGAGAATTTATACAGAGTCGGATATGGAGCGTGAGGTCGATCGCTATGTTCAAGAAATGGTTATTCCAAAGCGCGCACTCGGTGAGTTAAACCACCCAGCTTCTGCTGAAGTCGATCTTGAAAGAGCATGTCACTTGGTCACATCACTTCGTAAGGACGGAAATACTATTTGGGGCGAGTCAATCGTATTATCCACACCAGTCGGTCAGATCGTCCGTTCACTTATTAATGACGGTGTCAAGGTTGGTATGTCAAGCCGTGCTCTTGGTCAGCTTGAAGAGCAAACCGACGGTATTAATCGTGTTAATGAAATGCGCCTCATTGCTGTCGATTGTGTAGCAGATCCTAGTTGTCCTAAAGCTTTTGTAAATGGCATTCTCGAGAGTAAGCAGTTTGTTCTTGGAATAGATGGTAAGCTAGAAGAATTTTACGATAAACTTGAATCAAGCATAAAAAACTTACCTCGTAAGGACGTTGAGTCGTTCCTTAAAGAGCAGATTATATCTTTCTTCAATTTCCTTAAATCATGAAAAATATAAACGAAATAGCACTACCAACACTCGGTACAACAGGTACCGTTGGTACAAACGCAGTAGCTGCAAATTCACCTGTCGCTATTAGCAATGCTATAGCAAATTTAAGTAAGACAATTGCCGCGGCTGGAAATGCAGTCGATCCTACTGTAAAGCAGACACTTTTAAACTTACAGAAGGCACACGCCGTTGCCACGCAAAAAGCGGTCAAGCAGGCTCAAGATGCCGCTAAACAAGCGCAGCAAGCCACTGCCTCAACAGCTTCAACTCAACCTAAGCCTCCTGGACAAGCCGATGAGGAAGAGGATAGTGAAGGACTAAATAATTCTATGGCAAAAAAGAAACTTAGTTCAGCTCAAAAGAAAATTGCAGCAGCAGCACCTCCAAAAGATAAAATTACAGGTGCTGATTTCAAAGCTCTTAAGAAAGAGAACACTGATATTGTTGAATTTTTAAAGGCAATTTCACAGAAAAATTACGCCCAGGCTGATAAGTATTTACAAGGTGCTGTTGAATCTAAGCTTAAGGCTTCTATTGACAGAGCTATAAAAAATTCAAAATAATTATGCAAAACAATATCTCCGACCTCCTTAAGTCTGCAACAAAAGACATCCTCACAGAAGATGTTCTTAAGGAAATTGAAACAGCCTTTACAGCGTCAGTAGACGATAAGGTTAAGCTTCACGTTGAAAAGGCTCTTACGGAACAGGATGAAGATTATGCTAATAAGCTCGAGACACTTCTCGAAGCTGTTGATGCTGATCATACAGCTAAGCTTAATAAAGTTGTAAATGCTCTTGATGCTGATCGTACTAGGAAGCTTAAGGCTATCATTGAAAAATACGAAACAGCTCTCACAACAGAAGCTGCTAATTTTAAAAACACTTTAATTGAACAGGTAAGCAATTACCTTGAACTTTATCTTGATGAGAAGCTCCCTGTAGCTGATCTTCAAGAAGCTATCAACAATAAGCGCGCAAACGACGTACTAAACGAAGTTCGTAATATGCTTTCTGTTGATATGGCTCTCGCACAAGAGAGTATCCGTGATGCCGTCGTTGATGGCAAAACAAGACTAGATGAAGCTGCTAACCAGCTTGAAACCGCTAATAAACGGGTTGCCACATTGACCGAGCAACTAAACAATGTCAATGCGAGTTTAATTCTCGAGAAGAAAATTTCTTCTCTTGATGAGGACAAGAAAAAGTATATGAAAAAAATGCTTGGTTCTAAGTCCGCAAAATTTATCGCAGAAAACTTTGATTATACACTCGGTCTTTATGAAAAATCCGAAGAAGAGCGGTTCAACAATCTTGTTACAGAAGCAAGGGAAGAAACAGTTACATCAGCTGTTGATCGCCCTGTAATCGAGGAGTCCGTAGAGACCCCAGCAAGTGAAGATAGTACATTTAATCTTTACTTGAACGAGCTTCATAAGTACTAAGTTTTATTTTCTTCTAAAGAATAGAAGATTTATTGTTGAGGGATTTCCCCTGAATAGATATTAAGGTCGACAAAAAGAAAGAAATTTTAAAACTATGTCAAAATCAATCCGTCCTTCACAGTCTTACATCGACGAGAGAAGCGCAAAGACATTGCTTGAGAAGTGGACTCCTGTATTGGATTACACATCAAACAACGTTGCAGCGATTGAAGACGATCACACACGTTTAAACACCGCCATCCTCCTTGAGAACCAAGAGAAGTGGTGCTTCGAAGCCAGCAACACCGATTCCGGTGGTGTCTTCGGTTCAAACGCTACATTCAGCACATACGGCAATCAGTTCCCTTCACAGAACGACAATGCCTATGCACCGAATGACGCTCGTCTTCCTAAGATCCTCATCCCGATGATCAGACGTACATTCCCTGAGTTGATCACCAACGAAATCGTTGGCGTTCAGCCTATGAGTGGCCCAGTCGGTCTTGCTTTTGCACTCCGTTATAAGTACGAAGGTCAAAACCTTGGTTACCAATCACAGAGCACAGGTCTTGATGCCTCCGGTACTACACAGTACAATACAGGCAACAATTCCCTCTCTGGTAACCCAGAACTTGGCTATCAATACCTCAACACAGCTTTCACCGGTGCTAGCTCCTTAGCTCTCTCCGGTAACAGCTATTTCACAGTTCTTCCACAAGACACGGGCGTTGCAGCTCTCCTCGGCCAGTTCGAGCTCAGCAGTAACATTCCTCAGATCGTGGTTAGCTTTGAAAAGACAGCAGTTGAAGCCGGCACACGCCGTCTCGCAGCTCGCTGGTCCGTTGAGCTCGAACAGGATCTTAAGAACATGAACGGTATCGATATCGATACTGAGCTCACCAATGCAATGTCATATGAGCTTCAGGCCGAAATCGACCGTGAAATGATCATCCGTATGATCCAGACAGCCCTCAATGCCGGTTACGGCGTTGGGTTCTCCATCTGGAATCCTGCTTCAGCCGATGGTCGCTGGCTCGTTGAGCGTAATCGTGACTTCTATCAGAGACTCATCGTTGAGGCTAACCGTATTGCCGTACGTAACCGCCGTGGTTCCGCCAACTTCATCGTTGGTACACCTCGCGTTTGCGCTATCTTGGAGATGCTCCCTGAATTCCAGTGGGTACCTGTCCAAGGTTCAGTCAATACTCAGCCCGTCGGTGTTGCAAAGGTAGGCTCCTTAGCTGGTCGCTTCAATGTTTACCGTGATACACGTACAGAGGCTCAATTCGAAGCAAATGCAGGTGGCAATTTCGGCGGCAAAGGTGGCTTCCCAGCTACTGGTGCCGGTGGTATTGGTGCCCAAACTCGCACGACTCGTCTCGACTACGCCCTCCTTGGTTACAAGGGGCCTGAGTTCTATGACACTGGTATCATCTACTGCCCTTACATCCCTGTAATGGTACAGAGAACCATCGGTCCTAACGATTTCTCACCACGTGTTGGTCTCCTCACCCGTTACGGTGTGGTCGACAACATCTTCGGTGCGAATCTTTATTACCACGTCATCGTTCTTCAGGGTCTCAGTACAGCATTTACGCCTGCTACTCAGTCTGTTTACTTCTAAGAAGTGTAACACGATCCGCAAGATCAATAAAGAAAACCC